ACGCGCTATCTCGGCCTGCTTCTTTTTCCCAGCGACCTTTGCTCTCTGCTCCAGCACAGTCAGTATTTGTATCTTTCGGGCAAAAGGTTTCTTAATATTCTTAACCTTTCTTACCGTGTCTCTTGCATCCTTCTCTGTCGCAAACTTAATACTAACAGTATCTTTAGGGTTTTCATCCGTATATAATCTACGGCCTGAACCCTTGGGCTTCTTGCCTGTACCCTTCTTGGGATCAGCCATTACTTATACCCGCCGCCTGCATCCTTGTAAGCCTTCGCTAACATCTGGGCTTTACGCGCCGACCACTGCCCCGGCTTACCACCCTTGCTTCCAGCCTTGATACGATTGAACTGACGCTTACGCATCTCCGGCTTGGTGTAGTTTCCAGCTTCGTTGACGCGAGACTTGCTCTTTTTCTTTTTTACCTTCCCGCCTTTTGCGTATCGTTTAAACATAGTACTCCCCGGTACGGATCATTTCGGTAACGCGAAGCGCCCTCATGCCAACCTGTTTTGCCCACTTGCTATCCATGAATTCGTCGGCTGCAACATCAAACTGCTCACGGCTCATAGCGGTTAAAGCATTGGTAAATCCTCTCAGTTTGGTCAGACCAAGATTAAAACAGATGTCTACCATCGCATCCTGCCTCACATCATTGAGTCCACCAAACCAGAAGTAGGTTTCTCGAAGCTCTTCTTGAACGCGCTTTATGTCGTTATCAAGCAAATAGTCGATCTCATCATCAGACAACCCTAGGCCAGACTCTGAGATGTTGCGACCAACTCCGATGGTTTCGTACCCAGCACTGCACAAATAAACCTTCGACTTTACACCTTCATGGCGCTTTATCATCTCTATCAGCTTGCTCATCTTTGTCCTCCTTGTCCGACTCCCTATAATACTCAATTATTGATAGGGCTTGGCGTATGTATCTTTTCACTTCTGCCATGTTCGATGACAGGTTCTCGTAGCCTTTAGTGGTCAAACCGTAATAAGCAGATGATGGGGCGTTGCCCTTCTCTAAATCCTCCAGATACTCCTGCATCGTAGCAGGTGTGAGGACAGCCCACTCTACAGGCAATGTCGATATGGCGTTAGGTAACGGCGGATGATATTGAGGAGCTTCTTTAACAACCGTAATAACTTCGACCTTTTTAGTTTCAGGTACATATGGTTCTGATCCAAACCAAGAGCATCCACTAAGCGTCAGGATTAGTAATATTCTCCAGATCACTCAGCACTCCCTTGGTTCCCTTGTTGATAATGTTCTCGATTAGCCCCGGCTTTCGCAGAGACAAAACATTCATGTCGTGCTGCGCGAACTTTTTTCTAATCTCCTCGACCTCCCGTTGCGCCTTGCGATTCTGATCCTGCAATTCATTTACCCGACTCATAATTTTGCCGTGGATCTTTTCCGCCTCGACAATTTGATTGTTTAAACTGCTCACGCTGCGCTCTAACGTGGCCTCATTATCTGCTGCTTGTCGAAGTTGTAACGACATCGCCTCTATTTCCGCATTAGATTTATCGACATGCATTTTAAAAGCGCCCCCTGTAATCAAAAGCGCCACACCTAATGCGCCAGTTATCTGCCACATCACTCCTGCTCGTCCTCTAACTTGAGTCGCCGCGTAATTGCTTTTGTCTTAGTGCCTGCTCGACGCAACTCTTTTAACCGCAGCCGATATTTCTCAAGCTCCAAGTAATAGGAATTCAATCGCCGGTTTCGTTCCGCTCTCGATAAAGACTGATCTTTCTTGATGCGGTTTATTCCCGTCATTATCTGGCTCTTCTCCCTTTCCAAATACTCTAGGGAGTATCTTATTTGCAAGGGGTCTGCGTTTATTAAATTCAAGCCAATAAATCGCATGGACGCTTGGAACACCGTATCAGGTGCAACGCCATTTGGCTTTTTGTCGCCCCGTAATGCAGTGTTTAATTTAGATACTGCGCCATATTCTGTGTTCAAAAATCCCGGCAAAAGATATTGATTCGCCGCCCAAAAAAGAGCGTCAGTTATTTGACCACGGTTATAAAAAGGACGCTCTATCGCGCCAGATATATACGCGGGGTCATCGGGGTTTACTATCGGCCTTTGCGTAAAAGGATCTACGTTGATCGCTGCGCCAAACAAGGAAAATCCGGGGCCGCCAAACATGCCTAGGGCTGAGGTGAAGTCTTGAAGGCTAATACCTTTTTGTTCTGGGGGTGCATTTCCTGTCAGTTTTTTACCACTCATGTATGCGTCGGACAGAATGCCTGTGAAAGAACCCCAAGGATAAAGGTATGCGGTGTCTAGGAATTGCAATCTGCCTTCAGCATCTCTTGCAGGAATCGGTATTAGACCCGGATTGCCCCTTATGTAGTCTGGCATTGACTGTTTGATCGCCTCATAATCCTCATCATCTATGTCGAAGGCGTTCATAAACAAGGCCGGTAGCGCATAGGACAGAGCGACGTAAGGAGCAAATCGCATCGGATTTCGGATAGCGGTTTTTGCTAGTACTGGCAACACCTTGTATTGGAAAGTAACGAATGGTATTCCGAAAGGACTTTGCCTAGTTCCTCTGACAAGATCTGGGACATCGCCGTAATCGAACAGGTACTCCTGCGCCTTTAGGAAGGCATCGTCGGCACTGCCACCTTGTCGATCCATTACATCAATAGCAATGGCTGTTTTTCCCACCACCTCGATGCCTTGATAAATGTTACTGGCTTTCTGCGCCAACCGCTGCCATGTGTTGAGCTTCAACCAGCCGAACAATCCTAGGTCTTTCGCATCTACAGACTTTAAGAAGTCGAGCATGTCATCTTGCATTGTGACTAGCTCTTGATCTGTAAACGAAGATTGCTTCACGCCTCGCGCAAGCATCTCTTGATAATGCTTTGAGTTAGCAAAGTCTCCATTATTGTAAGAAATGATTTCTCTGGTAGCCTCTATCATGCGCGGCAGGACACGATAAAAAGGCACACCTGAGAGGTGTATAAGTATTGCGTTACTAAATGTGTTACGCGCAATCGTGGGTGGGTTGAGAGGCACCTTGATGGTTTTCCAGATAGCAGTCAGCTTCCTGCCCTTGCTACCTACGTTGACGTAAGCCTGATCGCCCAAATTTAACATGAAAGAACTAGATATAACGTTGTCATATATCTCTGATCTAACAAGCCTGCCCGACAACATGCCGTATTGCTTCCCCCTTGGAACACGTTTAAACGCAGATCCACGACCTTGAGTATCCCCAGTTATGTCTCTGGTCGAGTCGTTGTAGTATTCCATGAGGCCACGCGCCTCAAACGTGCTTTTTACAGTTTGATCTAATTCATTTGCTTGACGATTAAGAGTTGCGGCCTTGTTTGGATCGGCAGCCTCTATCGCATTGGCTATTTCGCGCAAGGTATCCCTTTGATCTAATAGATACAAACCTCCCTGTTCCTGCTCGTTACCATTAACGTCAATGTATTTGACCATCAGCACGTCATCTTCTACCGTCCAAGCGTTGTTGCCTGCTATCGAGTTCATAAACTCTATAAACTGTAGATCTCTGATCGGTCTTTGTATGGCCTGCGACACAAGGAATGCCGGATCTAACTCGTTAATGACACCCAGTGCCTCTTGATCTTCTGGTGTCAAATCCTCGTTTCTTCTCTTGAGATAGCCGAAGCGTTCTGGATTCGGATCTTGTAATAAATGCTTGATATATATGCGGGGCAGGTAGGATCTACGATTTTCGTAGAACGTCTTGGGTGCCATCAAACCATTCTGAACCATCTGCAAGCCTAGGCTTTCGATCATATCCTTAGCTTTTGCGGCAGCTTTAGCTGCTCTAGGGTCTAACGCTTCTAGCTGCTCGAATAATGCCTGCTCTTGTGATGCGTCACCTGTAGTCATGTAATTAAAGATCGACGTTCTCAGGGTCTGTGTAGCGCCTCTATTTTTGTCACCCTTCCTAAACAAAAACTGATTGCCTATCTCGTCACGCAGCACAGTGCCTATATCAGAAGATGCCTGTATTACACCGAGATACTTGGCTCTTTCTAGGTAAAACTCCCGCTTTTGTGGCAACCCCTTCAAGGTGTTAAAGAAAGGCATACTGTTGATGTAATCCACCGCCTTTTGCCTAGCGTTCTTAGCCACACCGCGTAGCTGCTCAGTGCCGTGATTAGTTACCTCGGCTCTTTCGTTCTGCAATCTGGCAAAGTAAATGTCACTAGGCTCTAGGACTTTTGGCGATGCCTCCATCTCTGGGGTGAGCGTGTAAACGCGCAAAGCGTTACGGCTGTTAGATACAGGGATCATAAAACGCCGACTCACATCTTCCGCCTCAACAGCGAGATCTGGTGTATCAGGATCTCCTTGAGCCTGCTCACCCACCAACCGCAACATAGAAGGGTCTTCTCCTATTGCCTGAGCTAACGCTTGACCTTCTGTTGTAAACTCATCTCCCACATACTTCGCCCTTTGAGGCATTGACTGCACTTGATCGGTAGGCACGATTTGAGACTCTTCTATAAGAATCTCTTCAGACAACTCGGCTGATATTTGGCTACCCTGCTCATCAATATCGGCAGCTAACGAGTGACCCGACCCTAAATAAAGGCGCTGGCCCTCATTGTCTTGTCTTACGCTTCGACGCTTAGACTTGAGTTGGCTT